GGCCCAGATCCGCGAAATTTTAATCAGCGAGTCAGCTTGGGAAGAAATGACCTGCTTATTCGCACCTTCCTTAGCAATGATTATGAGAACCAAAAGATAGCATATATGCTATCTCGGGGAGATATATCAAAATTCTCGTCTACTCTAGATGCCTTAAGGAATCACAATATCAGCTTTGATAAAACCCCGCATCCTCCACAAGAAAAATTAATTGCAGGGCTAACAGAGGCTATAGCAGCACAAACAAAAAGTAAATTTAAAAATGAAAATTAATTAAACAACCATCTATATAAACTATTGTGAATTAACTCAATGACATGATGATTAGCTCCTAGTAATCGTCGATGCGGATAAGTAATCACAGGGCCTTTACGGCTGACCCGATCACGCAAGCCATAGTGATGCACACGGGCTATGCGCTGCACACGGCTCTCAAACTCGACGCTTGCCGAGTCCTGGCTGGCGACGGCTTTCAGGTATTTTGTTGTGCGGAGTTTTGCAAACATCTGCCGACGGATGCGGCCCTGTTTCGTTCTGGCCGTCACGCGACGCGGCTCGTAAGCCGTCCCGTCCGGGTTGCGCTGCATCCTGATATTTTTCTGCTGGTTGAGGCGCAGCTGCTGCGCCAGCTCCCGCATCATGCGCTTACGTGCGGCAGGCTCCAGACCCGCCAAGAGCGCATCTAACCAGGCGTCAACTTCCTGCAGATCAGCCACGGCTCACCGCCCACATTTCGTCCGGTTCGTCCGGTTCCGGCACTGCTTCGACGCTGGACACGTCACCGTCAGCGCTGACTATCACACGCTCTGTCAGTTGCAGGTTCAGGCTGATATCACAGATATCATTGCGCAAAATATCGACTTCAAAGGAAAGCAACTTTTCCCGCAGCTCCGGGTTATGAATGGCATCCGGCTGATTCTCCATGAGCCAGGCCACCACCGGCGCCATCAATAACCCCTGATCGCCGCTGAAATCCACAATCACCACATTCAGGGTGTAACGATATTCCCATGAAAGTGACGCTGCCCCGGTTGCCACCACCGATCCGTTATCAACGAACAAATGCAGCTTATCCGGGTTATCACGGACATATGGCACCGCGTTATTCAGGGCGCGGCGTAAGGATTGAGGCTTGTTCACTGTTTCGCTCCTGACAGGAAATTATCGTGTCCACTTTATCGGCGCAGACCGCCCAGGCCGCCTCCGCTTCATCCAGCGCGGTCAGCAGATCGCCGTTAGTGCGTGCCACCGACTTTTCCAGGCGGCACTGCGTCACTCTGGGACAACCATTCACGGTAAGCAGCACCTCCGGCGAGGGCTGGACGTTCGCGCATCCTGATAACGTCAGCAGGCAGAAGAGTGTCAGCCCAGCGGCGTAAATCCTCATTTTCACGTTTTAACTCCTCAATTCTGCGCTGACGGCTTCGCAGCAGCGCGTTTGTACTTTCTGCCACCGCGTAAAGCCTTGCCTGTTCCCGGTTATTGGTTTCGGACAAGATGGACAGGGCGATCAGCTGGCTGTTCGTCTTTGCCAGTTTTTCGCCTGTCGTTTTCAGATCCCGCCCTTGCCGCTCGATGGTCTGGCTGGCCTCCTTCATCCGCCATGACTGCCAGCCAAGCGCCAGCACTACCAGCGCCAGAATTACCGCCAGCGCCTTCGTCATACCGTCACCGGCTCCGCATCAATAATCTGCGCACGCAGAACCTTAAGCGCGGCCAGCGTCAGCAGATAAAATACCAGGGTGACAACGTGGCCCGTAAAGGGGAGAAAAATCACAAGTAGTGAACACCTGGCCCATCGGATCACCTGGTTTCCTGGCGTGCTGAAAAAGCGCGTCAGCGCCTGCTTTGCCTCCCGCCGATGAGTGCCGCCCGCATACCATCCAGCCAGGCATAGTAGCACCGCTCCCCAGCTCAGCAGGCAGGCTATCCAGGTCAAGGCTGTAACCAGTGCCGGAACAATATTGTTTGGAACAAAGAGACTAAAAATCATCAGAGCCGTGTACAGCACCGAAAATAACCCACCGATCAGTTTCTTTTTCATTTCGTTACGCTCCTTTTAAGCACCAGGACAGCTCCCGCGCGCGGCGGTTGTCCAGTCCCGGATTAAATACGCCTTTGACGTATACCCAGCGTGGCAACTGATAGCAGGCCTCGCGCCAGCGCTTCTGATTGATAAACTTCACCATGGTTGAACCGCAGGCATTGCCGGTTCCCACGTTGAAGGCCAGCGATACCAGCGCGTCATAGACGTTCTGCGGTACGCTCACCAGGACACAGCGATCCAGCGCCTTCTCCACCCTTAAAACGTTGGTGATGAAACTCCCGGCGGCCTGCCGTTCCGTGATGGTCTTCCCCGGCACCACGCCGGACGTATTGCCAATGCCATCGGTCCACACCCCCGCATCACACTGATACGGCTGCAGGCGGCAGCCCTCGTAATCGGCTATCAGCTTCAACCCTTCCATTGAGGTATGAAGTTGCTGAAAGCCCGGCAGGGTGGCGGCAATCGCCAGCACCGCCCCTACCAGGCAGCGTTTAACGGTTGAAGGATTCATATTCCCCCCGTGTAATTTTTCCGCCGCGCAGCAGCTGGTAGGTTTTGTGTTTGTAGTACCAGTTGATGGCCAGCATCAGCACGCCAATCAACACACCGCCCACTGTCGACACATCCTTAAGCGATAAATCTCCCATCCATGCCAGCAGTACAGCGATGCAGTACGTGATGAAGGCGCTGATCCGTTCAAGCGTCATATTTCAGTCCCATAACTGGACGGTCTGCACCGTGGAGGTGGTGGCAATATCCGGCAGATCCACCTGCAGCCCGTGTGGTAAGAACGGGCCGTGCTCAGCCAGCCCCGGATTTGCCTGCAGTACCTGCTCCGTGACGCCCTGCGTGCGTCCGTAATGACGCCAGCAAAGCGCGTCCACCGTGTCACCCTGGTACGCACGCACTTTCATCAGATCAGCTCCACTGTGCAGTGCGGCGCATCCTGCACCCGGCTGACGGCCCAGCGGGCGTCACGCCACAAATCACCGCTGGCTTCTGCCAGTTCTTCGCCGCGCTTCACACCGGATGCCGTGGCGTCATAGTCCTGGTATCGTTCGTTGAGCATGGCGCGTGCCCAGCAGTAAACCGCGTTGAAATAGTGCTGAATGCGCTCACTTTTCCCGTCCAGCTGTTCTGCCGGAACCTCTGCCAGCGAGGCATACCCCAGCATCTGCTGGCGTCTGCGAAACTCATACAGCTCTGCGTTGACCTCCGAAATTGCCGACAGCGCAACCTGCTTTAAACGCGGCTGCGTCACCGTGCCGTCAGTGCGCATCACGCTGCGAAACTCCGACAGGTCCACATCAGGCCAGAACGGCGTATTTCTGATGATTTCCGCCTGTTCCGGTGCCTGTTCTGGCGCAACAAACTTCATGCTGCTTTCTCCTGAAATAGAGGGCGGTGGACGGGGTTTTGATGTGGCGGTGCCTTTCGCCACCCCGTGCCGCCCGTGCGCGGGGGCACGTTCTGTCAGCGGCTGTCATTGCGCAGTCTGCGCTCCAGCTGCTGTTTGTCTTTTTTCACGCCACAGCGGGGATCGAGCTGTAACGCATGGTTAAGATGATTAAGGGCGGAAGCCGGATTGCTTTCACTCAGGACAGCGCCAATCGCTTTATGCAGACGCGCCCGTGACTGGTCCGGCATATCCAGACCGTCTGTCAGCTCCAGCGTCTGCAGCAACAGATCGGCATCAAAGCCGGTGGCGGCAAGCATTGCGCTCTGGGCTGCATCTGCCATTTCCTCTGCCAGCACGGTCTGCACGTTGCGGTTACCCAGCGGCATCACCCAGCCATGACGCAGGGCATGACGCCCGATCTCCAGCGCCCCGGCATAATCTCCGGCATCAATGCGCCACAGCATCACGTACATCAGCACGTCATCCTGTTGAGCGCCTCCGGCAGCCAGGACGCCCTCCGCCCAGGCGGCATATTTCGGCAGCAGCTCCACCTTTATTTCCGCTTTTTTCACCGTGGACTGAACGCCCTTGAGACGGCGGCGGTCTTCCGCCAGTTGCAGCAGCATCAGGTCATAGCCCGACGCGTGGCGAACACTGCCGCCTTCACGGGCGGCCTGTTCAGCCTGAACGCGCAGGCGATGCTGCCGTGCGGGACTCAGGCTCATAGGTTACGCTCCGGCTTCTGCTGCGGCGGCGCTGAAATCGCCAATCTGGATGTTTTCCACCAGTGCGGCGCAGCGGTAGTCCTCAACCACATAGGCTTCGTTAACAGATTCAAAGTTTTCAATCCGGTCACGTTTCGGGTTGTCGATAACTGAACGGCGGCGGGTGTCTTCCTGCCAGTAGATGGACAGGTTATCCAGACGGGTGATCAGCAGCGCATTCGGCGGGAAGAACGGCGCACGCACGGCCTGCAGACCGCCCATGCGTTTCTGACTGATAATCATATCGGCTGCCAGTTTTTCACTGTTTTCCTGCTCTTTGTTGACCAGCGGGAAATACTTGTCAGACAGCAGTTCACGACCGCAAATCACCACCAGATCGTCATCGTCCTGGTAGACCACGTCGATAAGCTCATTAACGGCATCCATCACCACGGCGTCCAGGTTGGCATATTCGCCACCTTTACCGACTTTCACCGCACCCGGTGTGGTTTCACCGCCCGTGGTGGTGCTGCCCATGACGTGCTCCGGTGCATCCTCACGGATTTTCTGCAGCCAGCCTTTGTTCACATCCTGCAGCAGCGGGTTTTCGCTACGGTTGGAGGTTTTCGCACGCTTCACGCCGTTAAAGCCGATCATGATGCGGTCCAGTGCCTGACGTTTCACGATGGCGTTACGGATACGCACCTGGAAATCCTGAAACTTCGCCCACAGGTCCAGCTTCGCGTAGGTCAGCACCGTGTCAAAGTTGGTCTGTTCGCATTTGTATTCCACATCGACCATCAGCGTCGGATCGACAGGTTCACGCTCTTTCGCGGTGGTGTCAGTGGTTCCGGCAATGGTGCTGCCAACCCCCAGCCCCAGCAGCTGACCGGACTGCTCAGTCACTGGCGTGACGTTAATCAGCGTCAGGAAAGCGGCGGACTGCTGGATCTGGTCTTCCAGCGTCTGCTGTACAGACGGCTCCACGGTGAACTTGCTGGACAGTTCTTCAGCTGCCACACCGTTCAGACGCGCCAGCTGCTGCAGGTAAGCGTTAAAAGCAAAGCGGGTATTCTTCTTCATCGGGTTTTATGCTCCATCAGCAATTGGTCAGAGTGTCAGCGGGGGCGTTACCGCCTGTTGCACGCTGGCGGTAGTCCTGGCGGCAGTCCTCATGGCTCAGCTTGTCCACCAGTTCGTTAAAGGCGGCCTGTTGTGCCTGCAGGGCTGTCTCCAGCTCAGACAGGCGTTCTTCCTGCTCAGACAGGGATTTTTCGGTGCGTGCGCTCAGGTTTTGCTGCTCAGTGGCGACCAGCTCCACGGCCTTATGCACATCAGAGAACCGGGCATCGTCGGACTGCTCTTTTTTGGTGAACAGCGCCGTGACGCGGGCAAACAGGGACGGCTTGTCCTCCTGGATTTCTTCCAGTTCGATCACCGTTTCCTCTGCGGCGGTAAAGAGATTGGCGGGATTCTGCTTGCGGTTTGCCAGCGGGTTATGGGCTGCACTGGCGCTGAATGTCAGCATTTCCGTACCCAGACTGGCTGGATCATCAGTGGCAGCCAGGCCAACCAGGTAGGCTTTGCCCGTATCAGCGAACTTCGGGCTGACTTCCATAGAAGTGAATAATTTCTGGCCTTTTTTCACCAGCTCCACCAGGGACTCCGTTGGCTCAACGTCGGCATACAGCGCCATCTTGCCTGCCAGCGGACCTTCCGTGATTTCTTCAGCAAACAGCGCCGTTACCTTGCCGTAGCGGTTAAAGGTGCTGTCCGGCAGATAAGACTTGATGTGCTCAAGGTTAATCAGCGCGGTATACACTGCCGGGTTGTAGCTGGCTGCCATCTGTTCCAGCCATTCACGCTGGATTTCGCGTCCGTCGGTGGTGGCACCTTCCACCCCGATGCGAAAACGCTTTGCTTTCACTGTCATGAGCCGTGCTCCGTTAGAAAAAACTTACTGGAGCCTTATGGTTGCGGTGATGAGGGCAGTGAAACAATGCACGGTATTTGTACCGACAACCACACAAACCGCAGGCGGGGAAAGCCTTCATTCAAGGCTGTAGGTTTGTGCCATGAACACCACACTGACATCCGCAGATCTCGATCCCCGTCGGCAGGCCATGCTGCTGTACTTTCAGGGATATCGCGTAGCCCGCATTGCTGAAATGCTGGGCGAGAAAGTTGCAACCGTTCACAGCTGGAAGAAACGCGACAAGTGGGGTGACTATGGGCCGCTGGATCAGATGCAGCTCACCACCGCCGCACGCTACTGCCAGCTCATCATGAAGGAGCACAAAGAAGGGAAAGATTTCAAAGAGATTGACCTGCTGGCGCGCCAGTCGGAGCGCCACGCGCGGATCGGCAAGTTTAACAATGGCGGCAACGAAGCCGACTTAAACCCTAACGTCGCCAACCGCAACAAAGGCCCGCGTCGTCAGCCGGAAAAGAACGTTTTCACCGATGAACAGATTGAGAAGCTGGAAGAAATCTTCCATTCCTCCATGTTCAACTACCAGCGCCACTGGTGGGAAGCCGGAAAAACCAACCGCATCCGCAACCTGCTGAAGTCACGCCAGGTCGGCGCGACCTTTTACTTTGCCCGTGAAGCCCTGATTGACGCCCTGCTTACCGGACGTAACCAGATTTTCCTTTCCGCCAGTAAGGCACAGGCCCACGTCTTTAAACAGTACATCATCGACTTCGCCAAAGAAGTGGAAGTGGAGCTGAAAGGCGATCCGATGGTGCTTCCCAGCGGGGCTACGCTTTACTTCCTCGGCACCAATGCCCGCACGGCCCAGAGTTACCACGGCAACCTGTATCTGGATGAATATTTCTGGATACCGAAATTCCAGGAGCTGCGCAAAGTGGCTTCCGGTATGGCTATTCACAAAAAATGGCGACAAACCTATTTTTCCACACCATCCAGCCTGACACACAGTGCTTATCCGTTCTGGTCCGGTGCGCTGTTCAACCGTGGGCGCAACAAAGCCGATAAGGTGGACATCGACCTGTCCCACAGCAATCTGGCCCCCGGCCTGCTGTGCGCAGACGGGCAATACCGCCAGATAGTCACCGTGGAAGATGCTGTGCGCGGCGGATGTAACCTGTTCGATCTCGACCAGTTGCGCATGGAGTACAGCCCGGACGAATACCAGAACCTGCTGATGTGCGAGTTTGTGGACGATCTCGCGTCCGTGTTTCCGCTCAGCGAGCTGCAGGCGTGCATGGTGGACAGCTGGGAAGTCTGGACCGACTTTCATGCACTGGCCCTGCGCCCGTTTGGCTGGCGCGAAGTGTGGATCGGTTATGACCCGGCAAAAGGTACGCAAAACGGCGACAGCGCCGGGTGCGTGGTGGTGGCACCGCCAGCCGTGCCGGGCGGTAAGTTCCGCATTCTTGAGCGTCACCAGTGGCGCGGGATGGACTTCCGCGCCCAGGCTGACGCCATCAAAAAACTGACTGAACAGTACAACGTGACATACATCGGTATCGACTCAACCGGCGTCGGTCACGGGGTTTACGAGAACGTGAAAGCGTTTTTTCCTGCCGTCCGGGAGTTTGTCTACAACCCCAACGTTAAAAACGCTCTGGTACTCAAGGCCTACGACATTATCAGCCACCGCCGTCTGGAGTTTGACGCCGGGCACACCGACATTGCGCAGTCATTCATGGCAATCCGTCGCGCCACCACCGCCAGTGGCAACCGCCCGACGTATGAAGCCAGCCGCAGCGAAGAAACCAGCCACGCCGATCTGGCGTGGGCAACAATGCACGCACTGTTTAACGAACCACTGCAGGGCGAGTCCGCCAATACCAGTAATATTGTGGAGATTTTTTGATGGGAAAGAGTAAGAAGAACCGCGCTGCGTCGCAGAACCAGACCCAGCATAAAAGCCAGACTTCAGCCGAAGCATTCAGCTTCGGCGATCCCATTCCAGTTCTGGATCGCCGCGAACTACTGGACTATGTGGAATGCGTACAGACAGATCGCTGGTATGAGCCGCCAGTGAGTTTTGACGGACTGGCGCGAACCTTCCGCGCCGCCGTGCATCACAGCTCACCGATTGCAGTAAAGTGCAATATTCTGACCAGCACCTATATCCCTCACCCGCTGCTCAGCCAGCAGGCTTTTTCACGTTTTGTGCAGGACTATCTGGTTTTTGGTAACGCCTACCTGGAGAAACGCACTAACCGCTTCGGTGAAGTTATCGCCCTTGAGCCTGCTCTGGCAAAATACACCCGACGCGGATTAGACATGGATACTTACTGGTTTGTGCAATATGGTATGACAACCCAGCCGTATCAGTTCACGAAAGGCAGCATTTTTCATCTGATGGAACCGGACATCAACCAGGAGATCTACGGCCTGCCCGGTTATCTTTCTGCCATCCCATCCGCTTTGCTCAACGAGTCCGCCACGCTGTTCCGCCGCAAGTATTACATCAACGGCAGCCATGCAGGCTTCATCATGTATATGACCGATGCCGCGCAGAATCAGGAGGATGTGAACAATCTCCGCAACGCGATGAAAAGTGCCAAAGGTCCTGGTAACTTCCGTAACCTGTTTATGTACTCGCCTAACGGTAAAAAAGACGGGCTTCAAATCATCCCGTTATCAGAAGTCGCGGCGAAGGATGAATTTCTGAATATCAAAAATGTCAGCCGCGACGACATGATGGCTGCGCACCGCGTGCCGCCGCAAATGATGGGGATTATGCCTAATAATGTTGGAGGGTTTGGGGATGTAGAGAAAGCCAGTTGCGTTTTTGTTCGTAACGAATTAATGCCGCTACAGAAACGGCTACAGGAACTAAATAGATGGTTGAAAGATGAAATTATTCGTTTTGCGACATACTCATTATGACGACAATATGTTCGCTGATCAGTAAAATATCAAGAAGGCCTCTTACAAGGCCTTCTTTTAGTTAGAATGCGGATTTGATTTTTTTCTCAAATGCCTCATATACAGGCTGGTTCATTTGGGCCGTTGCAGTAATAAGCTGTGAAAAATTTGATATACAATCTTTAACTTTTGTAGGACTTTTCAACCCTCCTTCAACCAGTGCAGGCAGCAACTGATTACTTAAAGCCAGACACACATCTACAATTGGCTCCCAAATACTTTCAGCCTGAGAAGGAGAGACCGTACTTCCAAACGAAACTCTAAATAAATTAGGAACGGGACGGCCCAAAAAGTTTTCCAAACATTCGGCAATAGCCGAGCACAATAAAGGTATTGAACCACGATGCCTGAGATATCCCAATTGAGCGCTATCATTTTTTGAAAGAGTATCTTTCTTTGCCAAAGCTATTTTCTTGTTCTCAATACACCGCATGAGAGAATACGCACA